AGCTTGGAGGTCAGCGCACCTCATATCACCGATGACCTTGGCTAGCTCGATCCGATCCGCACTGTCTGGTCTGTGCTGGATGGCTGAATCTGAGCATCGTGGCTGTAGGTCTCGATGAACCCCCCTGCTGAGGAGGTCATCGTGTTCCCATTTCTGGGAGACGAGGAAAAGAACAATGCCAATCATCATTCAGATACCTAGCTATCGGTCAATACTTTTTTTGAAAAGAAATAATCTTTTTTTATTCCATGATTACCAATGGTTTACGCATCAATGTATTCAAACTGTAGCCAGAAATTGGTAGATAGATTGGTAGGTAGGTAGGTAGAAAGGTAGGTAGACAGGTAGGTAGACAGAATACATTTCAACCTCGCAGGATATATATCTACCTCATGTGTAGCCAGCGCACCTGTGATAGTAATCTAGCCAGCGCAGAATCGTGCTATCTGGTAGCGTCTCAATTTAGAATCATTAAAAATAAGGCTAGCTAGCTAGCTATCTAGCTAGATGAGTGAACGACCCCAGATTGTAAGCATAGGGGGGAGGGGGTCTGCGAAGGCGCACACGCGTTTCTGAGTAATATATTAGCTAAGCCTTAAAAAAATTTGCCTCTCATGGGGCAAATAGCCAAAAATAGCATATATCTATACTGATTACTTGACAAATAACTGACTAATAAGTCATAAATGTAAACAATTCATGAGACACCTATATATATCTATTATAAGTAAAACGTATTCTAACTGGTATTGCTTTGCCCTGTAGGGCAAATGGTATGGACGAACAAGACAATAAAGAGCATTTCGAGGAGATTCAGCAGAACCTGAAAGAGGGCATCGAGGATGCTATCCTTCAGATACGTGAGCAGAAGGTTCTAGAGGGCTGTAAGAGCCTTAGCAGGATAAATCCAGAGAAGGTAGCCAAGATACTTCATCTCGCCTCCTTGGGGGTCTCACAGAGCAGTATGGTGCGTCACCATGAGCTAAACAGGAGTACAATTATTTCTGTCCTTACGGATTACGCAGATTACCTTGGCAAGTTCAGGGAACTTGGGGGTAAGCTATCTGCACGTAGCTACCTGAATCTTGAGTCATTGGAGGAGGACATGATTGATGCTCTGCGCAGGAAGATGGACGCTGGGTACATACCTGAGTTCAAAGACCTGAAGGAGATATCCATAGCTAAGAGTAACTCGCAGAGACAGGCAATGACGGCTCGTGGCGAGGTATCTAAGATTGTGGAGGAGCGCAAGGTTATCTCGCAGGAGGACTACGAGGACACTTTAAAGGCAGCTAAGGAAAGATTGGCAAAATTAAAACAAGTGGAAGACGTGGAGGTAATAAATGGGTAAAGGATGCGCACCAAGGAAGGGGCATAACCCCAAAAAGCAAGCTGAGAACTACGATGACATTGACTGGTCAAAGGGACGGAAGTCAAACATTAAGGTCACAGTGAATGGCAAAGCTATTTAATGGAACTTAAATTCACAAAGCACCCATTGCTGATCCCGCCAACGGACGAGGAGATTGTGTTCCTAGCTGAGCATGACCCTAAGCTGTTAGCGGAACTGCATGGTGCGCACGAGGGTCGAATACAGTCAGCGCAGCAAGATCCCCTGCGTTATGGGTTCGAGCTAGATGGTTGGGGTAGAATGCGTGAAGCCCTTCTGGAGTACAATGAGGTTCTGACCCTTGGCGGTAACAGAAGTGGCAAAACAACTGGTTGCGCCAAAATGGTAATGGAAGCTGTTACTGAGAGCATGGATGGTCACGTTGTTTGCTTCAGCCAGAACGCTGACACCTCAGTTAAGATTCAGCAAGCTGCGATATGGGAAATGATGCCAAAGGAGTTCAAACGTAAGACCAAGAGCATCGAGGGTTACATAAATTACAGTATGCAGAATGGCTTCACAGGGAGTAGCTTTATTTTCCCTGATACGAAAACTCGTGTTGATTTCAAGACCTATACGCAGTACAGCAATAACCAGACGATCCTTGAGGGCTTCGAGTTCGGCTTCAGGAATCCAGTGGGCATAAATATGGGTGCATGGCTGGACGAATACTTAGGCACAGCGGACTTAGTAAATACCCTTAGATTCCGTCTAGCTACACGTAACTCAGGGATGATCCTTGGGTTCACACCCATTGATGGATTCACAGCCTTCATAGCTGAGTACCTGTCCGATGCGCAAACCCTTGAGACCAGAAAGGCTGTGTTACTTAATAACGAGGAAGTCCCAATCAGGCAGTACAGCAATAACAGGGACGCTGGCATTATCTATCTGCATTCCGATGAGAACCCCTTTGGGGGATACAATCGTATAGCTAAGGATCTCAAGAATGAGAGCAGGGAAACCATCTTGGTTCGTGCCTATGGAGTTCCTGTCCACAGCATGACCACAGTGCTGCCTATGTTTAGCACCTCAGTTAATGTCCTTAAGGACGAGGATTTCCCTGATATAACCAATAGGGCTGAGTACACGATTTATCAAGTAGTTGACCCAGCGGACGCAAGGAACTACGTAAGTATCTGGGCTGCTGTGAACGAAGCAGGTGACATTTTTATCCGCAGGGAGTTCCCTGATATGGATACCTATGGGGCTTGGGCTGTATTCGGGGATCCTAAATGGAAATACGGACCAGCAGCTAAGAAACTTGGGTACAATACTCAGGGTTACATAGATGAGTTCAGGCAAATCGAGGAGGATCTAGGAATAGATCCATTCGAGCGCATAGGTGACTCCAGATTCTTTGCCAGAGAGAACTCCAATGCAATGGATTTGTTTCAGGAATTCAGCGAACGTGGCATGGATTTCGTGCCATCGGACGGCAGACAGGAACACATAGGTATAGCTGCGCTGGATGACTGGTTCTATTATAACCCGAATGTTGAAATGGACGCAACCAATAAGCCTAAGTGTTACATTCACGAGAGTTGTGGAAATTTAATACAGGCTTTAATCAATTATTCAAAGACGAACGATGCCCTGAAGGACTTTTTTGACCTAATGAGGTACTTACGTCTAGCTAACGCTGGCGATGGTCCCGTACACTACGGGGAGGAAGCATTTAGCCAGCACAGAGGAACTGGAGGATACTAATGAAACAAGGAGAACTAGGAAAAGAACTAGGTAAAACCGCTATGGAAATAGGCAGACTTCGCAAGAGGTTATGCACAGAGGATGAATACGATGAGGATACCAAGATGCTATCTGAATCAGCTATTAAAAAGATTCGTGATTACTGCGATGATCTGGTGATTCAACCCCAATATGTAAATGTTCGTGTGTTGGACTTCGCAAATAACCCTAAGTTCGTCATTTGCCGAACAATGGAGGGAACTAAGTCAAAGAAAGTGCGTGTCTGCATCCCAGCTAATATCAAGGGTAGCTTGCGCATTAACCATGTGTTCAAGGCGCAGGTAATTAACTACGAGGGTCAGGATTACTACAGACACGAAAAACTTACTAATGGAAATTACCCTTCAGTTTCTAAAGAAGCATAGCGAGGCGTTCGTTGGTTGGGAGCTTTTGAACAGGGCTGCTAACGATGACATCTACGAAATACCCCCTGAGCATCTGGTTGATATCTTGGGAAGGGATGAGGTATGGCTGAACAACACAATCAGCAATGCCCGCAATAGGATTAAAAACAATGTGTTAAAATCTCGCTAATGGACAAAAAGACGGAAGAAAGTTTTTATGTTTCCGATACCCCTGATTTGTCTGAGCTTAAATCGGAGTTCGATTCGGACTCCCTAGATATGTCTCAGTACATTGCTCAGTGTCAGGACGCTTATGACGAGCGTAATGCACTCTGGGAGGGTAAAACGGATGACCTTCAGAAACATGGTGAGAACGCATTCCCTTGGGACGGAGCATCCGACCAAGAGGTGCGCTTAATCGAGCAGTGCATTAACACATACGTTGCGCTAATGATGAACGCTCTTAGACGGAGCAACATCACAGCTAATCCGATTGAGAGCAACGACATCAGGGAAGCTCGTGTTAAGAGTATGTTCCTGAAGTGGATGAAGGATTCATACATTAGGGATTTCTATAAACAGGCTGAAATCCTAGCTAATACCCTGCTTGAAAAAGGTATCGCTTTTACGTACGTGGATTGGGAAATAAAAAAGCGTAAACATAAGGAGCCTATTGACCTAGAGCAAATTGCGGAAATATCGCCTGAGCTTTACGAAGTACTAGGAACAGAAGGCAGAGAGGACGAAGCCGTAGCTTTGTTTGAAAACATCTACGAAAGCGTAGATAAGGCTGGTACAAAGGCAGCCCTTAAAGATCTGCGAGAAATAGGGAAGGCAGAGATTCCTGTCGTTAAGAAGGATGTCTCTAGACCTGTTATGCAGTCCAAATTTGTGGACTCAGACATTAGATTCCCCTCGTATGTATCTGATATACAAAAGTCCCCTAGAGTCCACGTACGTATGCTTTTGACTCCCTCTGAGATTGAGAACAGCATTGAGAACGATGGCTGGGACGCAGAGGTTGGTCGTGAACTCATCGAGAAGCACAGAGGTTTAGTGCAGAGTTCAGCCACTTCTTATAGCGCATACGAAAGAACCTCAACTGTATCAAGGGGTCAAACATTTGGATCAGGTAACGGAACTGACTTCGATGACATTGTAGAGATTGTTTATACCTACAAGCGCATGATTGACCGCAAGGATGGCGCAGAGGGTATGTATCTAACTGTATGGAGTCCCCAATACGGAGACGCACCCCTGAAGCACGAGCTTCTTTCGGGCGTTGAGCAGTATCCTTTTGTTTGCACTAAGTTATTCGAGAATAACAAACGCATTCAGGACGTACCTACCTTCGCTGATATCCTTCGTGGACCACAGAACCAAGCTAAGATTGTGCGTGACGGATGGAGCGACAATCAGGCTATTACAATCTCGCCTCCGTTCTTGCACCCTGTTGGTCGTGCGCCTGAGCAGATGGGGGCTGGTGCATGGATTGGTGTGCGTCAGAATGATACCTATAGGTTCCTTGATGTTCCGAACACAGGCAGACAGGGTATTGAGATCGAGAAGTACGTCCAGATGGAAGCCAGAGACCTTGTGGGTCTGAACCCAGAGAGTCCTTACTCGCAGATTAGACAGCAGCACATCGTGGACAAGTTCCTTAAGCACATTGCGGATGTCCTCAAGCTAGCCTACAAATGCTTTATTCTTTACGGACCAGATGAGCTATTCTTCCGTATTACTGGTCAAGCGGATCCTGTTCAGTTCCTTCGTGGACCGATTGATGACGAGCTAGATGTTACCGTATCGTTCGATACACTGAATAACGACCCTGATACTGTGAAAGCAAAGACCGATGCATTCTTGCAGCTAGCTAGGACTTCATCAACCAATAGATTCAACATTGGCAGGGTAGAGGAGTTCGTAGCTAACATGATTGATCCTATTATGGCTGACTTCGTTGTCCAGCCAGCGGATCAGGCGCAGGAAGAAATCCTCAAGGATGTTACATCTGATTTGTCTAAGATTTACGCAGGTATCCCTGTGGGCGCACGTAGCAATGGTGGCGAGATGGCTCTGTCGATTATTCAGGAGTACATCCAGCAGCCAAGCACACAAGAGAAGATTCAGACGGATCCGACCTTCGCACAGAATCTACAGAATTACGCAAGCAAATACGAGCAACAGGTTCAACAGCAGCAGAATGCTGAAATCGGCAGACTTGGGGCTGCACCTGCTGAACTTGGTCAATTCGTAACTGAAGGTATTTAATGCAAACAGGAAAAGGTAAAGACAAGCTAGCTGAGGCACTACGTGACCTGCGCAATACAGACCAATTCAAGGTAATCATCGGGTTCCTGCGTGACATACGTGAGAACAAGATTGCCGCACTTGAAGCCAATCTGGACAGCACTGAGAGGGCTGACGCAAAATTGATTGGTGCTATAGTAGAGGACGATTACCTCTACAAACTATTCAAGGGCGAAGACGATGGCAAAGAATCCTAAGAAAACAATGCGCTGCGGAGAAGTCCGTAGAAGCACTAGGGCTGGCAAGAAGATTATGAAACTTTACTGCGTGGGCGGTAAGCGGAAACTTGTTCATGCTGGAGCCAAGGGATACGGACATAATTACTCGCCAGCAGCCAGAAAATCCTTCAGGGCTAGGCACAAATGCGACACAGCCAAGGCTGGAACAGCTAGACACCTAGCTTGCACAGAGCTATGGAAGGGTAAAGGCGGCAGCACCAAGAGTTCCCCGAAGGGTCGCAAGGGTAAATACTAGGTAATAAAAATACCCTGTGTTATACTGCGTTTATCGCCATTCTACTAGGCGTAAAAAGTAGTTATGCAAAACATAGAAGAAACGGGTAACGTCACTGCCCCTGAAGAAGAAGTGATGGAAGTTGAATCGTCCGAACCAAAGACTCTCGAAGATATTCGTAGGGAGCGATTGGAAAGGCTTAATCCTAGTTCTGTTCAGGAATCTGAAGAAGAAGTCGAGGAAGTTACAGAGGAGTCCACTGAGGAAGCCGAAGAAACTGAGGAGACCGAAGCTGAAGAAACTGAGGAAACTGAGGAGGAAACCGATGAGGAGGGTTCTGAAGATGTTCTTTCTCAAATTGATTGGGATGCACTGGATGATGACACCAGAGCCGATATCGCTACTCAGGCTATTGAGACGTTGCCCACAGAGCAGCTAGCTAAGTTAGCTAAGCTAATGGGAAGCGGAAGCGGTAAGCGCATTGGTGAACTCACAGGGCAGATCAAGGATCTGAAGAACCAGATGGCTGCTAAGGACAAAGCATTAGAGGATGGACTTCAACAGTTTATTTCTCCACAGGCTGCATTTGCGAATGTAACCACACAGGAAGAACTGGATGAAGCATCAAGTAAAATCAGAAATAATATTAAGTTCTACCAAAAGTGGCTAGGTGGTGATGAGGATTACTTCACTCATAATGGGCAGGAGTTCTCAAGGGCAGATGTGCTACAGTACGTTGAGACCCTTCAGGATCAATACGATGATATTCCTAAACAAAGGGATTATCTGAGATCGCTGGAAAAATCGAGAAAAGAGGCTCAGGAGTTACAGAAGAAGGCGGAATCCGAATTCGAGTGGCTTAACGATGATGAATCAAAAGCATCTAAATTATATGATGAAATGGTTTCTTCGTCCGATGTAGCTATTATCGAAAGCATTGCGCCAAGTCTGGCAACTAAGTTGAAGTACCAATTACTACACGCTGCTAATAGCATGGCTGGCGTTAAATCAGTTCCGAAGGGTAAGAAGATTGCCCTCCCTAGACGACTCCCTAGCACAGCTAAGGATTCCGCTGCGGGATCTGCCTCACCGAAAGTCAGACAGGATATCCGAACCAAGAAGCTGAGAGAAGCAGCTTTACAGGGCGATCTGAAGGCAGCAAGAGAATTGCGAACCATGCAGATCCAAAGCAAAAATTCATTGTTCAAACGAACTACTTAATACAAACCTAAATAATCTAAAATATCATGGCATTATCATTTGATAAATCATACGAGAATGGTGGTCTTAACTCCAACAGAGAAGAACTGTTGGACCTCACCACTGTTCTTTCCCCTCGTCAAGCACCCGTTTACGGACTGCTTTCTAAGCAAAAAGTATCCGCTGACCTCGTTGAGTGGACTGTTGACAATCTTCGTGACCCTGCTGACGTAGCAGTTATCGAAGGTACTGACGTTGACTTCTCCGCTGGCGGTTCTACTGATGCAGAACAATTCAACAACCTCGCTAGACTCGACAACAGAGTTGAACACTTCAGAGACCAATTCCTTGTTTCTAAGAAACAGGAAGTCTATGATTCTGTTACCCCTGTTAAGGTTCAGCAAGCTGAAGAAAAAGCTACTTCGCAGCTTCTTCGTGACATCGAAAAGTCCATCTGTGGCGACCAAGGTGCTGTAGCTGGAACTGGTGCTGCTGCTGGTAAGAGCAGAGGTCTTGGCAAATGGATCAGCAATGCCGCTCAAAGCGATGGCGCATCTGATGTTCCTGCTGCATTCCGCACTCCCCTTGCAAGCATCAAAAGCGATGCAAGCACCCTTACTGAGTCTGAGTTCGCTACCATCCTTGGCAGCATCTTCAACGAAGTTGGTGAAATGCAAGACCTCCACCTTGTTGCTGACACTGCGCTCCGTAACCACATTGTTGACGAGTTCACTCGTGCCGACAGCACTGGCACAAGCGTTCGCTACAACGTAGATGGCTCTGATGCTGTTGTTGAGTACAACGTAGAGTTGTTCAGAGGTCCGTTCGGTATCGTTAAGATCATCACCGCTAACCCGAAATGTATGCCTGAGTCCGCTGTTGGCGCACATGACAGAGGTTACATCCTTGATCCTAACCTTCTCGCTTGGGGTGAAGCCCTTTCTATGGGTTCCACAATGCTGGAAGATAGAGGTGCTGGTCCTCGTGGCTACATCGACTGCATGGGTACGCTGATCTGTAAGGGTCCAAACGGACTTGGCAAGATCACCGATATCACTGCCTAAAGAATTCTGGGGGAGGAGCCAATCTCCTCCCCCTTTTTCTTGACTTTTTGTTTATAGCTAGCTAGGTGTTTAGGTATGTCCTTTGAATTCACAGACGAAGACGTTGAAATCGCAATGCAGAAGATGGTTAAAGCCAAGTGGCAAAGAATCTTTAATGCACAACAGGAGGGTAAAAGGAGAGAGCTAGCTAGGAAGTCAGCGCAAAGATTCATTGGTGGATCGCACGATGCGCTTGGCGTTCACGTTGGTTCCGTACCAATGGAGGAGTTCTATAAGCTCCGCAAACAATACGGAAATGAGGCATTCAATGACAAGGATTTCGTTGGATGGATGAATAAGAGAATCCTTCATCCCAATGGGATGGCAGCAACTAAGATGTAATGTCACTGAAGAACTCAACATTTTTGGATTTAAAGAACCTTACCTTTGCCTTAATTGGCAGAGAGTACGCAAGCGATACTGCTCAGTTCGCTAGATTGGTTGCCCTGTGGAACCAAGGAGCTAAGAGAGCCTACAGAGCCTCTAATTATTGGGATCGTCACCTTGTGGTAGGTGAACCCAGAACAGTCATCCAAGGACACGTAGCTAGCTCAGAAGATAGCTTTTATATCTCTGATGCTGGCAAAACTGAGGTCAACGGACTATACACTTACGGACCTGAATACAGTAATCATAACTCGTATATCCTCAATGGCAACTCGCTTTCATTTAGGGTATCAGAGCCCCGTTTTGGAGGCGATTCAAGAATAGTAGGCACTTACAAATTAGATGCTTCCTATGAGATAAGCAATTCATACAATCGTGGAGTATGGGTTAATCAGGATAATCCTAATATTGTTTTTGCGTACCTTAATGGGGCTACATCTTGGGTAATATATGACATCTTTGCGGGTAGCCCCATTGACCTGATTGCAAGCTCAAGTTATTTCCCTTGGAGTGTTACTTATTTTGGGACATTTGTAGATGTCCCAGAGGTTGCCTACAACATTGAGCGAAATGATTCCAATAACCATTGGGAACTAATGCAGCAGGATGCAGATGGAACCGCTACAGTTCTTTATAAGGACGGGAATGGCAACATTCCATCGGAAACCGTATGGGAGATTGTTAATGCGCCTCAGCCAACCCCTGATGTTCACGATGTGGACAACATTGATACATTCCTTAGAATTTACAAACAACAGCCATTCAGGGGTTCTGCTGTTCAGGAATGTGACTTCCATGTTCGCAATGGAAGGGCATACGTTCAGGGAACATCTGCAAATCAGGATACAGTGTACGTTACTTACAAGAATGAATATACACCAGCATATACGACTGCTTCCGCTGATGGAGATGTAGTGCCTGACGAGTACATGAACTACATGGCTCACTACGCTGCCTATACATGGCAGAGATCAGTTGAGCAAAACGCCTCAGAAAATAACTTTGCGTTATCATTAGGTCTAGTAAATCAGATCCTTGAGGACGAGCTAGCTAAGATTGAGGGACAAGGTATCTTTAACTCAAATGTAGCTAGGAAATTTAAAACTTACAGAAATTCTTATTAACCCCTGAAATAAAATGGCATCACCTGCATATACCGAACAAAGCCTTGGAAAAAGAGGCTCCGAAGTTGTATCCGATACGGCTGCTCACGCTGGTCGTTTTGTTGCATTAGTAGTTGGTCCAGAAGGAGCAGTTATCGACAGCATCACTATCGGTAACAAGACTAACGCATCTGCGCTAGCTAGCTTGGATCTTCCTGCTGGATACACTACTTATGGAGACATTACTTCGGTTACTCTTACTTCTGGAGTGGTCGAACTGTACAATGCGTAATGGACGTTCTTGGACTTGGCATTCAGCTTTGCAAGAGGGCAAAGCAGCTTTTCTTTGGACTACTGGATGACTTCAGTGGTGCTGCTGCTGCGTATAGCCTAAGAAAGCTATCTAGGAATTACAATGGTCCTATTGTAAGGGTTCGCAGGGGTGGTGACGCTGATGGCACTACCAACGAACTTGATTTTAAGAATACGCTACAAATCGAGGATTGGGTAAACGGAAAACTTGAGACTACCCTTCCTGCTGACGTAGATACTGCTGCCGCAGCTTACAGTCTCCGCAAGGTACGCAATGACTACACAGGGATCGCTGTACAAACCCGTAGGGCATCTGACAATGTTGAGGTAAACGTAGCCT